ACATTGATCTAAATGATTTAACTGGAACAGTGGTAAGACCTACAGGCTCGCCTGCCAATGGTGTACAGTGGCTCGACACTGCTGCTAGCAAGTTTGGTATTTTTGAATTTGATGAATCAATCATTGCGCCCGATGTACCGTTCGTGGAAAAAACCCCCACAGTACTATCAGCAGTACCTACCAGCAGTGTTGGCAGCAAAGGTGACTATGCTGTAGTAGTTGCAGCTGGCAATAATAATTACGTATACAAAAAACTTAGTGATAACAATTGGGCACAGTTAGGCACTGCTACATGGGCAAATGACATTGCTTCTGTGGTAACCGCTAAAACCGGTACAGTTGCTTTTGCGTCCGGTGCAGTTCCGGCAGCAACATTTACTATTAATGGCACTACTGTGACCATTACTGGTGTTACAACCATGGCTGGTGTGGCCACTGCCATTAGCACTGCTGCTATTACCGGAATCACTGCTCGAGTAGTCAATGACAGATTAGAAATCTTAGTGGCGACCACCGCTACCGGTCAGCAAGCAGTTATTGTTGACGGAGCCGGGGTTAGTTATGGTGGTGCTACAGTTACACCACTTAATATTTTAGGCATCACAGCAGGTACATACCGACGTGCTGCTGTGACTCATGGCAATTATGCAGCTCAACCAGACTGGAGACGTACTGCTGCAACTCCTCGTCCCAGTGGCAGTGTATGGATGAAGACCAGCGCCACAGGCGGTGGTGCTAACCTAGTGTTTAAACGTTACAATAGTACAACCAAGTCTTGGGCTACACTAGCAACACCAATATATGCTGATGGCTTTGAAGCACTGTACAGTATGGATGCCACCAATGGTGGCAAGAGTATAGCTGCTAACAGCATTTTTGTAAAATACAATCCTGCCAATGACGGTGCAGTTGGTTTCAAATTTTACTATCAACGTGTCGCTGGGATTACAAAGATTGTTGGCACCACTACTACACCTACATTTACCAATGGATCTACTTTTACTATTACAGCCAGTGTGCCAGGGTCGGTTACTCCAGTGGTGTCAGGTACAGTAACTATCAGCGGAACTACCGCAGCTAGTTTTGTTAGTGCTGTTACAGCAGCCGGTGTTGCTAACGTAACCGCTGCGGTCGAATCGTCTGGAGCTGTTAGTATCTCGCACACAGCAGGTGGTTTAATTAAATTAACCTATGGTACAGGAGCTACTAATCCCATATCAGCAGCCGGTCTAACTGCTGCTACCGGCAGCAATGATTACATAGTTGCACTTACTAGTACCACTGATGATGCAGGGCTCAGTAACTTTGCCGAAGCCACGTACACATTTACATCAGCTGAACCCTATACTAATCCAGCAGATGGTAAACTATGGTACTACAGTGATCCAACTGCTGTGGATATCATGATTCATGATGGAACTAATGGATGGCGTGGGTACCGTAATGTAGCGTCAGACGCTCGTGGTTATAATCTTACTAACACAGATGCCAATGGTGTCATTGTAGCAGCTAGTCAGCCCACTTACCAAAGCGATGGCACCACACTAGTAGCCAGTGGAGACTTATGGTTAGACACCAGCGATTTGGAAAACTACCCAAGACTGTATCGTTATGACAGTGTAACCAAAGAGTGGAGTTTAATCGACAATGCTGATCGTATCACACAAAATGGTATAATTTTTGCAGATGCTCGATGGGGGACAGATATTACCACCGATCCCGTTACCGCAGCACTGCCCAGCACAGTAACTTTGTTGAGCAGCAACTACACAGATCCAGATGTGCCCGACTACAGATTATATCCACGTGGCACACTGCTGTTTAACACACGTCGCAGCGGTTATAATGTAAAGAAATTTGTGGTCAATTATTTTAATGCCACAGCTTTCCCTGCAGCCGGACTAGCTTCCAGCTACAATGCTTGGGTTACGCAAATTGGCTACAATGCTGACAGTCATCCTATGATGGGACATTACAGTCAGCGTAACGAAATTATACAGGCCATGAGAGCAGCCATTGACAGCAATCTTGATCTGCGTGAAGAAGGTTACAATTTTAATCTGTTAACTGCGCCTGGTTATCCAGAGCTAGTACAGAAGTTGGTAGAGTTGAACAATGATCGTGCTAACACAGGATTTATCATCGGTGACACGCCTATGACCATGCCTGCCACCATAAACAGTATTGTTAGTTATGAAGCCGATCAGACCATTTCCAATCCTTATATGGCGCTGTACTACCCTAGTGCATTGACCACAGACTTAAGCGGAAATGAAATCGCAGTACCAGCTAGTCACATGATGTTACGTACATACATGTACAATGACAACGTGGCCTATCCTTGGTTCGCTCCGGCTGGTACACGTCGTGGTCTAATAGACAATGCATTGGCCATTGGTTACATTGATGCAAATTCTGGAACATTTATTAGAACAGGTATCAACAATAATCTACGTGACACACTGTACGAAAACCGCATGAATCCTGTTACACTAATCAACGGTGTCGGCATTGTGGCCTATGGTCAAAAAACTCGTGCTCCTAGTATTTCCGGCAGTGGCACCAGTCTGGATCGTGTTAACGTTGCACGTTTGGTAAATTATCTACGCACAGTGTTGCGCGGTGTGGCCAATCAGTTCTTGTTTGAGCCCAATGATAAAATCACTAGAGATCAAATTAAACAGCTGATCGAAAGTTTGCTCAATGATCTTATTGCCAAGCGTGGTTTATATGACTACTTAGTGGTCTGTGATGAAAGCAATAACACGTCAGATCGTATCGCTAGAAATGAACTGTATGTGGACATTGCTATTGAGCCAATGAAGGCGGTGGAATTTATCTACATTCCTATCAGACTCAAGAATCCTGGTACCATTGACGGATCAGCTGCTGCTGCTACCATTGGAGCATAAGGCTGGTTAACTTGTAAAAACAGGCACCCAAGGTGCCTGTTTTGCATTACATAGAGGGCGGTTTTTTACGGCCAGAAAGAGATAAATATTTACATAAGTTAGGAGAATGAAATGGCAGTTGCCTCTCTATCTAAGTTTACAGTACCATTAAGAACTAACCAGAGTGCTAGCACACAAGGGCTACTCATGCCCAAACTACAGTATCGCTTTCGTGTTACGTTTGAGGGCTTCGGCGTAGTCGGTGCTGATACTGTTGAACTTACGAAACAAGTTATAAGTTTTAGTCGTCCACAGGTTAGTTTCGACGACATTGATATTCATGTGTATAACAGCAGAGTTAAGCTGGCTGGAAAACCAAATTGGGGCGATATTACCACTACCATTCGTGACGATGCTGGTGGCAATGTCAGCAGATTAGTTGGCTATCAGCTACAGAAACAATTTGACTTCATGGAACAAAGCAGTGCCGCAGCCGGTGGTGATTATAAATTTAATCTCAGATGTGAAATGCTCGACGGTGGCAACGGTAATCAAGATATTCAAGTTTTAGAAACTTGGGAAATTTCTGGAGCCTACATCAAAGATGCAAATTATCAAGAAATGGCCTATGAGCGCAGTGATCCTGTTACTATTCAGTTAACCATGCGCTTCGACAACGCAGTACAAACTCCAGGCGGTACTGGCATCGGAACCAACGTTGGCAGAGCTATGGGTCTTAATGTAACACTGTAAAACAACATTCAGCAACTGCATACCACCAAGACCCCATTACTGGGGTCTTTTTTTGTCACTAAATATAGATAAAGGAACTTGATCTGACATGGCTAATATATTCAGTGGAGCTGTTAAATTTTTAGGAGAAACTCTAAGACAAGTTGCCACGCCTGACACGCTAAAAGATTACGCTCATGCCAATCGATTATTTGTTGGTAGTAATTTTAGATTAGTTCCTAAGACCGGATTCTTATTCCACGTATTTTTTGATGTAAATTCAGCTATACAATCGGCGTTTAGAACCACGGAAAATCAAATTGAAATGGGCTTAATGGTCAAGAACATTGATCTGCCTAAATTTACTGTGGACACCAAAGTTCTTAATAGCTATAACAGACCAAATTTAATACAAAGCAAAGTGCGCTTTGATTCAGTGAGTATGACATTTCACGATGACAGTGCTAACCTTGTAAGAAATTTTTGGTATGATTATTTTAGATATCACTATAGAGACAGTGACTATACTATACAACGCTATGACATGGCCTACAAATACGCCAATGAAATGGACATGAATTTTGGATATGGGCCTAACAAAGATGAAAAGCCAGGTACAGTAGACAACTATTTAAGAGCTATTAGAATATATAGTTTGCATCAAAAGAGATTTAGCGAATATATACTGATTAATCCTATCATTAAAAGTTTTAAACATGGTACTCACAGTCAAGGTGCCAGCGACCTATTAGAACACAACATGATTGTTGAGTACGAAAATGTACTGTATCAAGAAGGAGCAGTAGCATCTGGGCAGGTAAATGGATTCGCTCAACTACACTATGATAAAATGCCTAGTCCCTTGCGACAAGTTGGTGGTGTTAATACAGTGTTTGGTACCGGTGGATTATTGGGTACAACTGGCAGTGCCATAGAAGATTTTACCAATGGTAATTACGGTGCTGCACTATTTAAAACAGCCAGAGCTGTAAATATGGCCAGAACCATGAATGTTAAACAAGCGGCCTTAAATGAATTAACAGGTGTAGTTAATGCTACCGCTACATTGGCTATTCAGGAACAGATTAATCAACGCATGACGCAAAGCTATAATAGAACGCAGGTGCCTAATATAACCACCATCGACGGCGCTCAAGCTATTAAGTTCAGTGGCATCGAAACTACTAGTAGTGCTATTACCTTAGCCGGCGCAGCTATCTTGTTAAACAGTAAAACTCAGACTAATAGATATAAATCCACACCCATACTACAGAGCACTGTAAGTAAACCTCCTAGTAATTATAATCCACGGCTGCCCAGTAACGTGGGGCAACCTAAGGTTTTGTCTGGCACCGAATTAAAATTACTCAATGACCAAAGCACGGTGTCTGGCTTGACACCACAAGTAACCATAGACACTATAGGATTAAAACAGGATCTAATCATAACTATACGCAGTCTTGAAAATAAATTAGTCACCGCCAGTAACGAATTAACTTATGCTCAAGGACAGATTGCTAATACAAACACTGCATTGTCGGGGTTAAACACTAGATTATCAGCAGCTCAAGCCATTGTTGCAGCAACTTCAGAAGCTTTGGCTACAAAAAATAATTTAATAGCAGGTATATCAAACGAAATTACAGTTATGACCAATCTTAATAATATTGCACAACAAACTGTGACTACTAAAACATCTGAAACTACTGCCTTGGTCACAGACATTAACTTAGCTAAGACTAAATTAGGAGGACTAGGCTAATGCAGGATATTGCTAATAATCTCGAAACCAGTAGTATTCGTGCCGACCTCAACGCAACGGCAGATAAATTTTTTAATAATATATATAAACCAAACTTTAGTTTATCTCAAAACATCAATGATGCAGTAGTAGCGCATTTTATGAAGATGACCGACAACGAAGAGTCTGCCAAATTAATAGCTAGTGCAGTGATTTTTACCAGTTTAGCACAAGGTGTTAATCCTATAGAAACTATAGACAGATTCAGCACCATGAACCAAGAAGATTTTAAAAGATATGTTAGTATGTTTTTAAATCTCAACAGAGTTAATACCAGTTATTTGGGACTTAGCGGTACCGCACGAATCAGCAAGTACGTTACTCGCTGCATATTGCCATGAGTAAGTACGCCCAAGGCAAATACACAGTCAAGAACACAGAAAAATATGTAGGGCGCAAAGAACCTACATATCGTAGCAGTTGGGAATTTACCTTCATGGCCTTTGCTGACAATAATCCCAGTGTGCTGCAATGGGCTAGCGAACCATTTATGATACCCTATCGCAATCCCTTTACTGGTCGTAATACCATCTACGTGCCGGATTTTATGATGGTCTATGTAGATCGCACTGGACAAAAACATGCTGAAGTAGTAGAAGTCAAGCCTAGTAAAGAAGTCAGCATGGAAAATGCTCGTAGTGTGCGTGATCGTGCTGCGGTGGCACTGAATCAAGCCAAATGGGCAGCAGCTCATGCCTGGTGCAAGGCCTATGGCATGCGATTTCGTGTGGTATCCGAAGGCGATATCTACAGTAACCTTAAAAGCCGTCGCTAAATAATCTTATGACAAAACGTCTCGAAGAGCTGTTCGATTTGGCTACACCTGAGCCCGGAGAGCCAGAACCATTACAGGTAGATCCTGTTGAGTTAATCGAACAACAACGACAGCAACTGGCAGATGCCACTGAAATAGTAGATCGCATTGACCAAGCACTGCCACAGGTACGCGACTTAGACTCAGCCGATGATGAGTTGGACGAACTCAGTAACATGGCTAAAGAAAAGTTTGAAGATCTCATGAACCTAGGTATGAATGTGGAAGCTAGGTTCAGTGGACAAATACTACAAACTGCCGGTGTACTACTAGGTCATGCCATCACTGCCAAACAAGCCAAAATTGACAAAAAGCTCAAAATGATTGATCTACAGCTGAAAAAATTACGTTTAGATCAAACTGCTGCCAAAAATGACACAGTTATGAACAAACCCATTGATGGACAAGCTGTGGTAGTGGATCGTAATGCACTACTTAAACAGATCCTCGAAAACAAAAAGATGCCGGAATAATATAAATATACAATAACAGGATTTAAGCTATGAAGCCATTAACAGATTATCTTATGGAAATCCGTCCACAATACGAATTTGTAGTTCGTGTTGCCGACTGTGATCTCAGTGAAGATCTACAAAACAGTGTGCAACATGGTCTCAGTATGTATGTGGTAGAAAACATCACTCAAGGACGCAGAGTACCAGTTCGAGCACAAGCAGATTTCCCCAGTCTAGGCCCTTGCGGTGTGCAGATTATGGAAATTACTCTGCGATATCCTACTGTCAACGACCAAATCAGACAGATTGTGGCCGAACGACTAGGCATCAGTGCCGCTCATGTGGTAGTGCGTACACGCAAAGAAGATCAGCTGCATGAAGCACAGCCAATTGAACCCAAGAAAGTCAAAGGCAGTGTGCTACTCAATCCCGAACTAGAAGCCGAAAGTGGTCAACCCTTGGTTGGTCAACAGCGCATAGACAGCATGCTCAAAGAGCTGCAAAAACACAAAACCAGTGCACAAGGAAAATAATATGGATTTCGTTAAACTATTGGCCAAGTTAGATGGCATCAACACTAGCAAGCAGTCATTGACAGAAAGTGCCGAACCTGAGAAAAAAGTAGACGAAGAAGACACACAAGAAGG